CCATTCATCAATGTCTGTGTATCATCCATGTTCTCAGCAATACCAACACCAAAAAAGGAGTATGGGTTATGTTCGTATGGTACAGCATAATATGGAATACGTGTAGGCTTGAATGGGTTTAGTACAAACCGTAGTACTTCACCGTTGCTTATCCATACGTTACAGTTAACTTCATCTAGGTCACTAAGCTCACTAGGTATATCTACACCATGCTCTTCTAATAACTTAGTATCAACAAAACCCCAGAACTCTAATACCTCCCAACGCTCTGATGTTGGTTGTGTATCATCATCTTCCATAGTCATTTCCCAGTACTTCTGTGTATAGTCTGGTCCTGAGTCTATAGCGTTCTGTATACTATCATCCATAAAGTATGGACGTGTCTTTAGTTTGCGTAGTTGTGTACGTGACATCTTGTGTCTTTGTACAACATACTCAGCCTCATTCATATCTTTAGCTTCTGGGTCAGGATAGAAATCCCATATAGAAACGTGGTCACATTCTGGAACAGTTCTTACAATAGGATCATACTCACCATCTTCGTTCCAGTTAGGATACTCTTTGTCTACAGCAAACGCACCTTTCATAACACCTGTACCAAGTAGTGCCATTTCAAATGCCATACTTCTTAGGTGTGTAGTAGCTCCGCTTTCCTGTAGCTGATCATGGATCTTCTTCTCCATCTTCTTGGCTGAAACCATAGCAGGATGAAACGTAACACTAGTAGCTGTAGTGCCATCACCCTCTATAATCTTCTCACTTACAGGTGCTAGTTTCTCTTCCATACCACCTAGTCTAGCCTGTAGATCCATAAGTGTTTCACCTGGTTTTAATTCTGTATCGCCATCTATTAGATAAGGTCTTGGCGCTGGTGAACTCATAGCTGCACTAATAGCAGCCTGTCCTGCTTCTACTCTAGGGTCTATGTTTATATGCACAGACTCAGCAACACCGTCAGGTAGAACAGTAGGATTTACAGATAAAGGAAACTTATTGTTACCAAATAGTACATCTACTATCTGTCCATATGCTGCTAGTGTTTTTGTTTTAGTAACCTTTACAAAGATACGAGACTTCTCTGCGTCAGTAAATTGTACATCACTACCATACAAACCTCTGTAGTTTCTATATGCTTTAAGCCATCTCTGCTCATCAGCGTACCTAGAGTCTTCAGATCTTTTGTACCGTTCTTTTATAAAGCCAATTACGCTATCTTTTTCTTTAAAGATTTTATCATCAGCTTTCTCTGCTGCAACGACATCATCCGTTTCAAACATTTCTTCAGCCATTAGCTGTTGTCCTTTCTTCTCCAAGGTCCGTTATTAAAAGCTTCCTGTTCTTCACAGTTTGGACATCTATCATTCCACATATTAGAATTGTAAGATACCTCACACTTAGGGCAAGTCTCTATTACATCAGTATCCGAAAGTGGAATCACTGGCTTGAAATCCTGATCGTTGTTTAGCTGGGTTGTAATCCCATATACTACTTCTTGGTCTAGTCATTATACCATATCTTAACGCATCATACAAGTGATCTTCTGATTTTGTGTCTACATCTTCTGGATTCTTTTTGTCCAGTGGGATGCTTGGTATCTGAGCTATTGTGTTAGTGCAGTTATTCATAAATACTAACATAGGTTTTTCTATAAAGTCATCTACCTTCAAACGCCTATGTATCTCGTTTTTTCCTGCGATACGTGACCCTCTTGAACGGTCTGAAGGACGCCAACGGCAACCCTTCATGTTCATCTGTTCAGCTAATGATGGCCCAGTATCGCCTCGGTTGTGCCATAAAGAACTATCAAGCACACCGTATCTCATACCTCCGTCTTTAGATTCTGCATCTATTATCATATCAGCTAAGTCTGTAGCTGTTACTTTAGATACATACATTTCCCTATATACTATAAGCTGCTCATCAGGAGCAACAGTGAACCACAGAACCCCAGTATAAGAACCATAACCATAGTCGCAAGCCCTAAAGCGTACCCAACTGTCAGGGATTTCAAAGTGTTCGATAACGTGGGCAGTTCTGTCAAATTCGGGAAATGCTGCCCCTTCGTTGATATCCCAGTTTCCTTCAAGGAGTTGCTTTCTCTGATGCTCTGGTAGTGATAGGAGCATGGCCTCATAGTCACCCTCTTCAGCGAGGTATGGGTTATCGAAGAGAGACGCAGGTATAAACCTACGCTTGAATAAAGGCTGACCTTCCTTGCTGTGTCCTTTAGGGAATGTAATTGTTTTACTTGTTTCAATGTCTGTAGCCCAAAAGTCTTTACCTGCAGGTGCAGGATCTATAAACATCTTCTTAACCCAAGAATGTCCAGCACCACCTGGGTTTGTTGTAGCTCTCATGTACAGACCTAGTTCTCTGCCGTGTGCGCTACGAAGACGTGATCTCATATAATCCCAAGCGTAAGATGTAGGCCATTGAGTAAGTTCGTCAAACCCAATCCAGTTAAATGCCTGTCCTTGATACCTAGTAACGTCTGTATCTTTGTCCAGATAAGACATCCATAGTCTTCCACCTCTAGGAGAGATCCACTGTGACTTACGCTCTGACCATTTGATTCCTGGTATGGCACGTGGGTATAACTCCTGTGATTTCTGTATTAGTTCCCTTAGTTCTTCTGTTGTGTGTCGTACAAGGAGTCCAGAGAAGTGTGGATCGTTTAGGCCGTGTAATGGATCTGCCAGCATAGCATAAGACTTACCGCCACCTGCTGCCCCTCCATACAACACCTCTCTCTCAGATGAACTCAAGAAAGATGTTTGTGGACCTTCATTAGGTTTGAATACAACTTGCTGTGCTTCATCTACGTCATACTCAGGTGCTACTACCTGCGCTGGAGTCAGGGGGGTTGTGACTTCCGCTGGCTTCTGAATATGCTCCGACTCCTTGTGTTTCGAGCTTCTCGATTTGCGAGAGCGTTTCTTGGAGCCACTTGGCAAGCTTACGTTTAATTGCAGATGCTTTTCTACGTCTTTGCTCAACTTCTATTCTCTTCTTTAGACCCATGTGTGATATGTAACGGTCTGTTTCTTTGCTCAACCACTGAGCTACTGCTCTGTAACTATACTGCTTTAGGTGTTGCTTTGCAAGCTCTAATGCATCTAACTCCTGTTCTACTGGAACAAGTAGCCTATCATTATCTGGATGCAACTCATAACCAAACGGAACCTTTACAGTAGTCCTAGCTATTACGTGCCATTCTTTGTTGTGTCCTTTGGGTGGCAGAGGTAACTGCCAGAAGCCCAATTCTCTTTGTGGTATTATTCGTTTGTACCTTCTTTAGGTGGTAAATAAAAAATGCCACCTCCACTGGTGACATCTACTTTGTCTACTTTACCAAGACCTGCTCTATCAAGCACGTCCTTGGCAGCAATCATTTTTTCTTTGATACCCAACTGAGTGGGGTCTTGCAAAGCGCCCATAAGCGCGAAAGCAGCTTTCGGGGCAGTCCTAGCAAAGTAAGTCCTAGTTTTTTCAGCGATTTCATCTTTAAGTGCCTCCACTATAGAAGTTGTACTGGAGTTGTCGCCATACCCAGCTAACTTCTTAGCAGCTACAACGTCACCTCCAGCATCATCAAATAATACATCCAAGAACCTTTGTTGTCTTTCAGTTAATGTCCTTGCCATAAATTACGTTCCTTATTTGTGATCTGCCTATGCCTAGATCATTTAGTTGTTTGTCATCCAACATGTGTAGTATTCTAAAGTCTGCACGTTTTTGTTGTCTGATTACGTGGTTATCCCACATTCTTTTTAGTAATTGTTTCATGTACTTTCTCCTTGTTTGTACAAGGGTAGTTATACACAAATGTTAAAGTTGTAGTAGTGCTAAGTTGGAATAGCCGTTATGCTATTTCTTCATTTTTTTCATTGGACGTTCAGCAGGGTTAGATGCTCCGCACATCATTGCACCTTTAGCGTAGCCCATCTTCTTAGACATACCGCCATTCATCATGCCCATCTTTTTATTAGCCATGCCACCATACATGTAACCCATCTTTTTGGCTACGGCTGGTGCTTCTTTCTTTAGTGCTTTCATACCGTCATTCATCTTCTTCATTATCTCTTCCTTTGTTATAATTGACTTGTGGGTTCAACCCCTATTAAATCTCCTGTTGGTGCAGAGAATGTTTTATCTGAACTGTTGTATACTTTACCCCCAATGTCTGTTTCTTCTGTAGATAACCAACTAGAAGTTATTTCAGAAGGAACCATGCCATCAGGATACATAGCCATGTTAGCTACTAAGTTATCATCATCTACTAAAAAGTATGTGGTCATGTTCTTTTCTTACCTGATGCGGTTACAGACCATTTAACTTTCTTTGGTCCTGTCTTCTTTGCTGCTTCTGCTTTACTTATTCTACCTGCTACCTTTGCTGGTCTACAAGCTGGGTATGGTCTACTGCTGTCCTTAACACTTTTTCTTCCACACTCCTTGCCTGTCTTTACGTCACGCCAGTCTTCCTTAAACCATTGAGTTAGCCCACCTTCAGCAAAACTTCTACGACTTTGTAGTACGTGTCTTGACTTGTGCAACTGATCCTCCCTTACTGTAAGTACCCCCACGCTTTTTGTAGGTCTTAACTAACCAAGCACTTCCATATGCGCTGGGCCACTTAAACTTCTTCTTAGCTTCTGACTTTACTCTAGAATACAACGCTGCGTTCTTAGGTTTATTAGCCATTACTTCTTAGCTTTCTTCTTTGCTGTTGAACTCAGGTCTTTAAAGTGAACAACTTGTTTACTATTCTTACCATGTTTTGAACCAGAATGCAACTGTCCATTTGGCATCTTGTGTGTACCACCTTTATGTTCAGTGCCGTCTTTGAAGTAATGCTTTTGATCTTTTGCCATTATGTCCTCTTAGATTTTGTACCAGCACACTTCCACTTCTTACGAGATAGACGTAGTGGGCTGTTAGGATTAGCTGCTGCCTTTGGATGTTTCTTCATTTGTCCTGCGCTTCTTGCACAATACGAATCACCTTTACCTGTACCTGGACGTATACGCTTACCACCATCCTTGGCTTTACCTGCCTGACCGTAGCTTACCTTTACCTTACGCCCTGTCTTAGGGTTAGTCGTTGTCTTGGCAAACATCTTGCCTTTACGTGGAGTAGCCATGTCTATCCTCTATAGTGGGTTACTTACCATTTCATCATAAGCTTTCCAGATGTCATCTATCTCCGTTTGAATAACATCTAGCTTGTCACCTATGCCATCTGTAATAGTAGTAGCTTTATCTACTTGGGAGCGTAAGTCAAGTAAAACTTTCTGTTGCTCTAGTATCTGCTGCATGTTTGTAGCTAGTTGTGCAAGCTTAGAATTTAATCCTCTGACATCGTTGTCTACTATAGCTTGCTCTACTGTTTGTATTCTACTTGTTGCTGTAGATTCTATTTTGTTTAGATTCTGAGTTAACTGTTGTATTTTTGCAACACTATCATCACTTAGGTTTGTTTCGACTTCTTGTAGTTCTTTTCTTATTGCTTGACTTGCTGTTGTTAATTGATTTGCTGCAAATGTTTTATTAGCTGTTCGTTCTCTTGCTGTGTCGTTATTTAACTTAGTTAAGCTTTTTTGTAGTTCTGCAATTTGCTTTGCGTTTGCGCTGGTATTACCTAGTGCTTCACCAACGCCACCCTCTACACCGTAGAACCTGTTGAGAGTATCATAACCAAAGTATACACCACCAGAAACTGTAGAGAGAACTGGCAGAGCCACCGCAACCATCCAGCCTTTGACATTAAAGCCTCCTATGCTAAACTCCATTGCCATTAGTTAGGCATGGTTCCATACTGCTCTACGTATTCACCAGCAGTAAATAACTCGGAGGCAG